GCTTCAGGATTACATTGTATAGCTGCAGGAATGCACTGGCCTCCTACAGATTTAACCACTGCTATGTTTTTAAATAATAACCAAAATTATGATGAATACAAAAAAGAATGGGAACCAAATATACAACAGTTAAATACTAGAAAAAAAGTTTGGAATGATTTAATAAAAAATGAATCATCATTGTTTGAATTTTTAAAAGACAATATATATAATGAAGATAGCAATAATTAATGATACACATTGGGGAGCTCGTAATGACTCACCGGCGTTCATAGACTATTTTAATAGATTTTATGACGAGATATTTTTTCCATATCTACAAGAGAATAATATAAAAACAATAATTCATTTAGGTGATGTGGTAGACAGAAGAAAGTTTATAAATCATAATACAGCACACAATTTTAAATTAAAGTTTTGGAATAGAATAGATGAACTTAATTTGGATACACACGTTATCATAGGTAATCACGATACGTATTACAAAAACACAAATGAAATAAACGCATTACAAAATTTAAATATATCTAAAAATGCAAAAGTATATACATCTTCACAAACAATTAATTTTGATGGACTAGATGTATTGTTTTTACCTTGGATATGTGATACTAATAAAGAAGATACATTATATCATATAGACAATACTACAGCTCAAATAGTTATGGGTCATTTAGAAATAAAAGGATTTGAAATGCACAAAGGTCATCTTAATGAACAAGGTTTAGAAAAAGATTTATTTAAAAGATTTGAAAAGGTTTTATCAGGACACTTTCATAAAAAATCAGATGACGGTCATATCTATTATCTAGGTTGTCCATATCAAATTATGTGGTCAGATTATAATTGTCCTAAAGGCTTTCATATATTTGATACACAGACAAGAGAACTTACAAGAATACCTAATCCTTTAATTATGTTTAAAAAATTTGTTTATAATGATAAAGGTGAAGATTATAGTAAAAAAGATTTATCGGAATACGAAAACACTTTTGTTAAGTTGTTTGTATCAAATAGGACCGACACCGATATGTTTGATAAACTATTAGACAGATTTCATAATGAAATAAACGCATATGAAATAAATGTAATAGAAGATAATAATTCTGATATGTCGGCCTCCGTAAGAGAAGATATATTAGAACAAGGAGAAGATACATTAACATTTTTAGGTAATTACATTGACCAAATAGATACAACATTAGATAAAGCAAAACTTAAAACTTTTGCAAAAGAACTTTATGTGGAGGCCAACGAGTCTTGATAACATTTAAAAAGATTAAATGGAAAAACTTTCTTTCTACTGGCAACACACCAATAGAAATAGAATTAAATAAAGCACCTACAACATTAATCGTAGGCACCAATGGTAGTGGTAAATCAACAATGCTTGACGCACTATGTTTTGTATTATTTAATAGGCCTTTTAGATTAATTAAAAAAGAACAAATAGTTAATACTATTAATGATGCTGATGCTGAAGTAACAGTAGAGTTTACAGTTGGTACAAAAAATTATAAAGTTATAAGAGGCATTAAACCAAACAAATTTGAAATATATGCTGATGGTGATTTATTAAACCAAGATGCTTCTACAATAGATTATCAAAATTATTTAGAAGCAAATATAATGAAATTAAATTATAGGTCTTTTATACAAGTGGTGGTTTTAGGTTCTTCTTCTTATGAACCATTTATGAAAATGAAACCAAGATATAGACGAGAGGTTGTAGAAGAAATATTAGATATAAGAGTATTTGGTTTAATGGATTTAATATTAAGAAGTCAACAGTCAGATTTACAAAAAAATATAACAGATATAAGACACAAATGTGATTTAATTACCTCTAAGTATGAACTTGAAACAAAACACTTTAATGAATTACAAGGACGCAATATAGACGATAAAGATTATAAACAAAATCTATTAAACAAAAATAATAAAGACTTACAAGATTATTTAAGTAAAATAACAAGTCTTAATGCAGAAATAGAAAATCACAAAAATAATATATCAGAACAAGATAAAGTAAATGCAAAGGCCAATCAATTATCAAAACTAGAAGCTAAAATAGAAACTAATTTATTAAAACATAAAAGAACATTAGAATTTTTTAAAAACAATGATACCTGTCCTGAATGTACACAAAATATCAATGAACAGTTTAAAACAACAAAGATTAAAACCGAAGAAGAAGTTATAAACAAATTAGATGGTGGTTTAAAAGATTTGTTATCAGAAATAATTAAAACAGAAACAAAAATAAATGAGATAAACAATATATCACAAAAAATACAATCTCTAAATGTTGACGTTGCAAAAATTAATTCTTCTATTGATGAACTCAAAAAACATACAGATAATATACATAAAGAAATAATGTTATTAGAAAACAAAGAATCAGATGGTAAAAATATACAAAAACAATTAGACCAATTAAAAATAGATTTAGCACAATCAAAAGAAGAACTAGATAAAATAGTAGAACAAAAATTGTATGTAGATATATTAAGAGATATATTAAATGATAAAGGTGCAAAAGCAAAGATTATTAAAAAATATTTACCAATTATGAATACACTTATCAATCAATATTTACAAGCTATGGATTTCTTTATATCGTTTCATTTAGATGAGGAGTTTAACGAAACAGTTAAAAGTAGATATAGAGATACCTTTGACTATAATAACTTTAGTGAAGGAGAAAAAATGAGAATAGATTTGGCTTTGTTATTCACTTGGAGAACAATTGCTAAAATGAAAAATAGTACTAACACAAACTTATTAGTACTAGACGAAATATTTGATAGTAGTTTAGATGGTCAAGGCACAGACGACTTCTTTAAAATTATCAAATCAATGCCAAAAGAAAACATCTTTATTATATCACACAAAGGCGATATATTATTCGATAAGTTTACTAATATAATTAAGTTTGAGAAAGAACATAACTTTACAAGGTTACAAAATGCTTAAAGAACTAAAACTAATACCGCCTACAGATCCAAGAGTACAATCAGCAATCGCACCATTTACTGATGATATGTTAAAAGAACACGATTTTAAAGATCGAAAAGATTTAACAAATACAATGTTTGAAACAATGTACAAATATGGTGGATTAGGTTTATCGGCCAATCAAGTAGGTCTACCATTTAATATGTTTGTAATGGGTGGTCATCCTGATATTGAAAAAGGTATGAAACTGGCCTGTTTCAATCCTGTTATTGTACACAGCAGTGAAGAAGAAATATTATTAAAAGAAGGTTGTTTAACTTTTCCTTTTGTATTTCTATCTATTAAAAGACCTAGAAAGATAGTTGCAAAATATGAAGATGAATCTGGTGCATTACAAGAAGGACATTTTGATGGATATTTTAGTAGAATATTCCAACACGAATACGATCATATGATAGGCCGTTTATTTACTGAAAAGGCAAGTAAACTAAAACTAGATATAGCATATGAAAAAGCACAAAAAGAAATTAACAAAATGAAAAAACGAAGAAAGGAGGCAAATGGCTAGTTATACAGACGACATAAACAAACCTAAAATGTCGCAAGAAGAAAGAGATAAACTTATGCAAGAGTTTTTATCTAAAGGTGGAAAGATTAATAAGGTGAAACCTGGTATTGCACAAGGTGCAGCTTCTCTAAACAGAAGTAAAAACCTACAATGGTCAGAAAAAGACCTTATTAAACAAGAAATTAAAGAATAACTTGACTTTTTAAAAGTCTTGTGATACTATTATATTATGGCATATTCATTTGATCCTAAAGATGACATTGAAACTCAATGGCAGAAGTGGCAAGACAATACACCTTTAGACAAAATACCAGACATAGATACAGATAAACTTAAAGATATAGTTATTAAAGATTTATCTTTTGTATCTGCTATGGACGTAAAAGAATATACACTATATCAAAAGTGGTGTGAAGTACATCAAAAATATCCTACTATAGAAACAAATAGTTTTTTTGATGACAGGCCAGCACTGGCAGATCCAGAACAAGGTTCTATTATACAAGAAGTAAAAAACAACTTTTGGAATCCTGAAGATCCAATGGAGTATTTAAATTTAGAACCAGAACTTATTTACACTGATGTTGAAAACGAAGGTAAAGTTGGTTCAGTAACAGGCAAGAAATTACCAGCCATTTGGAATACATTAAGAACTTTCCTTTCTACAATGAAAAACAACAGTAACATTGGTAGAAATTTATACTTTATCATAAGAGATAAAAAGACAGAAAAGTATCTAGGCGTTACTTGTATGTCCTCAGACTTTTTAGATTTAACACCAAGAGATGAATATATTGGTTGGGATAGAGAAGCCAAAACACAAAGAATGATTAATCACACTTGTATTGGTAGCACGATTGTACCTATACAACCACTAGGTTATAATCTAGTTGGTGGTAAATTATTAGCATTATTATGTTTATCAGATACAGTTGAGAAAACGTGGGAGAAACAATACGGCGATAAACTAGTAGGAGTTACAACAACATCTTTATATGGTAAAACAAAAACAATACCATTATCACAATACGATAGATTAGATCACTGGAAGAAAATGGGCTGGACAGCAGGTTCAGTATCGTTTGAAACAGAAAGATCAACAAGAAAACTTATACAACAATGGTTAATGAAAAATCATACTAGAAAATACTTTGAATGGTATATTGCAAAGAAGCCAAGTGGACAACCACACAAAAGAGATCACAGAAATAGAAGTCATACATTTACATATAGTCAATTAGGTATAGATAAGAAACTTATTAAATCAGAACACGCAAGAGGCATTTACTTTAGTGAACTATTTAAAAATACAAAAGAATATTTAAAAGAAGAAATACAAGAAGATAAATTAGTAAGGGCCTTTGATAATTCAACCGAAGCTTTAACGCATATATGGAAAACAAAATACGCTAAAAAGAGAATCGAATCATTAATAGCACAAGGTAGAGTATCAAAAGAATCACACTTTTATGATGATATTATCTATTTAAATTGGGAAGAAACTAAGAAAAAATACCTTTTTCAAGTAGGCCGATAAGCGACCTTGACACAATTTAGACACAATCTACCGTAAGTTATTGATTTTGAAGCCTTTTAATTTTGCTCGGAACCATTGTAATATTGAATAAAAGGTGTTACCTTATATGTATGGTTAAAACAAACAAAGTAAATATAGAATCAAAATCACAATTAGCAAAACTATTCGCTACAGAAAACTTATCAGTAGAACATAACAACGTAAAAACGGCCTCTTTTGACTTAGAAAACAGAATCGTTACTTTACCAATATTCAAAAAACCACAAGGCGATGTTTATGATATGCTTACGGCACACGAATGTTCCCACGCATTACATACACCTTTAAAAGCTTGGTCTAAATTAGAAGATCCAAAATATAGAGCTTACGTTAACGTTATTGAAGATACTAGAATAGATAAACTTATTCAAAAAAAATATCCAGGAATTGTTAAAAATTATATTAATGCTTTTGATGTATTAATGAAACAAAACTTTTTTGGTTTAAAAGATAAAAATGTAGATACAGATTTAATGTTAATTGACAAAATTAATATGTATTACAAATCATCTAAAAAATTAAATATTAAGTTTTCAAAAGAAGAACAAACGTGGGTTAATAAAATTGATAATATTAAAACATTTTCAGATGTATTAAAAATTGCTAAAGAGTTATATGGTTGGCAAGAAAAACAATTAGAACAATTATCTAAGTTACCAGATTTTGACAATCACCCATTATCTAAAAATTATAAACTAGATAAAAATGGTAAATCTACAATTCAAATTACAGTTAAAACTGAAAGCGATAATAACAACCCTTCAAATAATAATTCAGAAGAATCAGAAGATAAACAAAAAAGCAATTCTTCTGTTGGTAACCCTTATGGTGCTGGTGGTGATAATGTTAGAGTTGATACTGCTTTAGAATGTATTACAGATAAAACTTTTGAACAATCAAAAGATAAATTATTAGATAAAACTAAAAGTTATAGATACGCTACTTTACCTGAACCTAATTTTAAAAATGCTTTAGTTCCTTACGAACAATTTTTAAAAGATATGAGAAGTAATGTATCAGATTATTGTTCAGGCAAAATTAATCACGGAAATTCAAATACTGATATGTACAAAATGTATTGGAGTTGGATTAAACAAGATTTTTCAAAATTTAAAAAAGATAATACAAAAACTGTAATGTATCTAGTTAAAGAATTTGAAATGAAAAAAGCAGCTACTGCTCATAAGAGAGCTACTATTGATAAAACAGGAGTTATTGATTCTCTTAAATTAAAAAACTATAAATTCAGTGATGATATTTTTAAAAGATTAACTGTATTACCTAATAGCAAAAACCACGGTATGATAATGTTATTAGACTGGTCAGGTTCAATGTGCGATTTAATGAATAAGACAGTACACCAATTATGTAATCTAGTTTGGTTTTGTCAAAAAATTAATATACCTTTTGAAGTGTATTTGTTTAAAGATGTACAAGATAAAAAAGATGACACTAAAGAATATTTTAAATTCAAAAATGGTAATATGTTTGCTGAAAAATCTCATTTAGTAAATGTTGTTAGCCATAGAATGAAAAAAACAGTATTACACGAATCATTATTATATCTTTATATGATGGCCAATTATTTTAATAGATCATATAGTTATACTAGAGATGAAAGGGAATATAAAGGATATCCAATTCCTGTACAGCAAGAATATCATTTAACATCAACACCATTAAATGAAGCTATTATGATGTGTAATAAATTAATACCTTTATTTCAAGCAAAATATAAAGTTGAAAAACTTTCATTTATTACTCTTACTGATGGTGAATCAAATAGTGAGGCTGCTAGTTTTAATTACGACAATACTAAACAAAACAACAAACTTCATATTGACAAATATGATGCTCAAACAATTATTAAAGACGGTAAAAAAAGATATACAACTGAAAAAAGTAAAGGTGGTATACACTATGCTTCATATAGAACAGCAATTACATCAACTTTATTAAAAATATTACAATCAAAATATAATGTTACTACAATAGGTTTTTACTTATCTAAAAGAGTTAATAAAAATTCTTTTAACCAATTTGTAGATGAATATATTACAGTTAACGGTAAATATGAATATAATTCAAATTTTGAAAAACTTAGAAAACAATTTTTAAGAGATAAAGTAATAGAAATATCTAAAGATGGTTATGATTCTTACTATGTTGTTAATGCTAAAGATATGAATATTGAAAACGCCGATTTAAGTGCTATTAATAGTGGTAATACTACTAGTGAAATTAAAAAGATTTTCACTAAATCTATGAAGAATAGACTGTATTCCAGAGTGTTATTAAACAAATTTATCGAACAAATCGTTTAAGCTTATGAATTTAAAAGGTTTTTTCTTTAAAAAAAGACATAATGTTGACACAATGTTATGTTATATTATATGTATAAACAATAAAAAAAGGACTATTATATTATGCTAAACAATAAACAACGTGAATATGTTAAGTACGCCTATGGCCTATTTAATAAAGATGTATTGACCAAAAAAGAGTTAATACAAGCAAATAAAAAATTTGGTTGTAAATACGCTCCACAATGGTTAATTAAAGATAAACAATATAAAGTTGACAAGGCGACTTTTAGATTACCTTTAGATGGTGATATTAAAAAAACTGCTGTTGTTAAATCAACTAATGATAATGTTGAAATTAAAAAAGAAGCCGCTTATATAGTATCTTCTCTTACAGGCGACATTGTACCTAAAAAAGATCCAGTGTTTGTACCATTCGGTAACTATCCTGATATTAAATCTATTATCAAATCTAATAAATTTTATCCAGTATTTGTTACAGGTCTTTCTGGTAACGGTAAAACAATGTCTATATTACAAGCTTGTGCCGAAGCTAGAAAAGAATGTATTAGAGTAAACGTTACAATTGAAACCGACGAGGACGATTTACTTGGTGGTTATAGATTAAAAGACGGCCAAACTGTATGGCAAAACGGTCCAGTTATTGAAGCTATGGAAAGAGGCGCTCTTCTTTTATTAGATGAGATCGATCTTGCTTCAAATAAGATTATGTGTTTACAACCGATCTTAGAAGGCTCTGGTGTATTTGTTAAAAAGATTAACAAATTTGTAAAACCAAAAGAAGGCTTTAACGTAGTGGCAACTGCCAATACTAAAGGTCAAGGTTCCGAAGATGGTAAATTTATCGGTACTAATATTCTTAATGAGGCTTTCTTAGAAAGATTTCCAGTAACGTTTGAACAAAGATATCCAAACGCTAAAACTGAGGAAAAAATTCTAAACAATACCTTAGAAGCTACTGGTAAAAAAGATCCAGAATACGTAAATAAACTTGTTACGTGGGCTGATGTCATCAGAAAAACTTATTTTGATGGTGGTGTTGATGAGATTATTTCAACAAGAAGATTGGTACATATAGTACAAGCTTATGCAATCTTTAAAAACAAACTTAAAGCAATTGAGATGTGTACAAATAGATTTGATGAAGATACTAAAACTTCATTTGTAGATTTATACACTAAAGTTGATGCCGGCGCTACTGCTGATCAGATTATTGAATCGAATAGACAAGCAGAAGTATCCGCTCAAACTCAAACGGATTCCAATGATGGTGAGGAGGAACAAGTAGCTATATAATTAGTTACTTTTCTAAAATCCATTATAATAGTCCTGAGGTGGCCAATAATGGCCACCTCTTTTACTTTATAAGGAGGTATATTTAATTGGGACTTAAAATCGAAGTTAGGAATAACAATGTCGAAAAGGCTATGCGTATTCTTAAAAAGAAACTTCTGAAAGACGGTTTTATGAGGCTGTACAAAATGAAACAGACTTATGAAAAGCCATCTGAAAAAAGAGTTAGAAAAGCAAAAGAAATGCGAGCTAACTTTTTAAAAAAACAGAAGATGTTAAGAGATATAAGAGGTTACTAGTTTTAACGCTATAATTGAACCTGTATATATATTATAGATTAGGCAATTCATAAGACCTAGTCGGCGTTAAAAAGTTCAGTATTTACTTTAAAATACTGTAGAAAATCGGTGTTTGGTGGTTTACTCCGTGATAAACAAACCACCACTTGACAAAGTATAGTTGAATAACTATATAAATAATATTGAAAGTGCCAATAGTGGGCTTTCAATTTTAACTTGCTTAACAAAAGGAGATAAAAATGACTAAACATCAATTAAGCATATTCAATCAACTAAGGCCTTTATCCATAGGGTTTAATAATGTATTCGATCACTTCGAATCAATGTTAAATGATGACTTTGGATTAAGACAACCAACAGTAAATTATCCACCATATAACATAGTGGAAACTTCAAAAAACAAATACGATATTGAAGTAGCACTTGCAGGATATAACAAAAAAGATATTGAAGTATCCTATGAGGACGGACAGTTAATGATCAGATCAAAAAAATCTGATAAAGATGAATCAAAAGATTCTGATGGTAATACAATATATAAAGGTATTGCTAAAAGATATTTTGAGAGATCGTTTACTATCGCTGATGATGTAGAAATCACAGGCGCTGAGTTAAAAGACGGTCTGTTAAAGGTATCATTAGAAAAAATTATACCTGAGTCAAAAAAATCAAAAACTATTGATATTAAATAGTTTTAAATATGTGGCCAGGATTGCTTGACTTTTCTGGCCACTTATGTTAGGTTAGGAATTGCGGACATAGTATAAAAGTATTATTCTAACTTTCCAAGTTAGAGAAATTGGGGCAGTACCAGTTGTCCGCTCCAAATATTATGAAGTATAATGAAGATAAAATTGTAAAAGAAATACTTGACTATATCAAATCAACTTATGGTCAACACTATTCAACAGGCCAAGATGGCTTTCAAGTACAAGATTTATTCAAAACATTAAATATTGGAAAAGATTTTTGCCACGCCAATGCAATTAAGTATTTGTGTAGGTATGGTAAGAAGAACGGATATAACCGAGCTGACTTGCTTAAAGCAGTACATTATGTTATATTATTATTAAACTATGATAAGGAGAACGTGAAATGAACCTAAGTACAGACACA